GTCCAATCTCGACTCGTGAAGCGTTACTCTACACGATCGTTGCGTGAATTGGCTGCAGAACGAATCAATGCAATTGGGGCGAGTGGCGCAACAGTGCACGGATTGAATCTCCCCGATTCGGGGTCAAGAGGTCGCAAGGATGAAAGACCGTCACCTTCGGTAAAGCGGCAGGAAGACGGGAAGTGAGGTCTGAACAACACCTCCGACTGTCTGAACGTTCGGGCATGGCGAGAACGCACGTAGTGAGTGATGGGTACGCTTGGGGAACATTATTAGACTGTCACCAAGCACATGAGATTCACAGAGCGTGAAATATCATGGCAAATGCGAAGAAATCTTCAAGCAAGCGCAGCCGATCGGCGAAGAAAATGACTCCGGCAGTTCGATACCTCCGGTATGAATTGACAAACAGTGGGACTCCTGGAACAGAGACGTCACACTTTATTGACCTGGCAAAGGATCTATCTATTGTAAATCGTAGATTGTACAGACAAGGTCGAGATTACCATGTTAAGAAAATCACAATTGTGAGTTCGAACACGCCAAATGGCGGGAACAGGGTAAGTGCAAGCGTAGTGCCAGGTTCGTGGGTTGCACGACAAGCCTGGACACGTGCTTTTCATACCTGGAACGAAATGAACAAAGTTGCGACTTCGCAAATCAGTGGTGACGTTCAAGGTACATGGGCCGATTTCAAAGTCTTTATGTCGACTGATCATCGGTCCGCATCACTATTGCGTCCACTTGATAATGGTGGAAACCTATATGATGCTGGAGAATGGGAATACAGTTCGCTCGTCACCCCTGACGGAACAACGAGTGCGGACGATTTCCAACTCCATATGCTCGGCGGTCACCTCGGGAGCGTTGGAGCATGGAACAGTGTTGGTCTGATTCGGTCCTACGGAGAATCACGAGCTACCGTTCAAGGAACAGATCCAAATGTTCCAACTACGGCAAGCGATGACCCATTGGTCAACGTGTTCGATTACGGAACTGCCGTTGACGAAGTTATTGACATTCTTGAATATTCAAATGATTCACCACCGTATGACATTACCCAGTATCCTGGGGATGACACTAACGGTCCTAAGCCAATGGTTATTCAGGACACAACTCTTGTGGATGGAAGAGCCACCATGGGCGGATTTACTGCATTGTGTGGTTTGATAGAATTCGAAATCAAATCACCTATTGCATCTGAGAAATATTCAGTTCTCGTGGAGTTGGCTCCAGGTAACTACCGAGGCCTCAAGGCGGACGTGATCTGATGGCTACACCAGATACAGCTGCAACCGCAGTTGAGTCAGTCGCAAAGGCAGGACAAGGCGCAAGCGTCTTGGCGCATATCGTGGAACGACGACTGGAGTACCTCATTGGTACGCTCATCGCTCACCAACTTGGGCTATTGGACCAATTGGTCACATACGGCTCCGGAATGTGTTGAGTATGGGAGCAAAGTACGTCCCACCGTACGATCGGAAAGAAAAGCACTTACCAGAGTGCAATTGGTGCGGACCCGGAACTAACGTGAGGCGACGCATCAAAGAGGGCGTTCAACCAATGAGTGCCCTGGACAAGGCATGTATGCAACATGACATGGACACCGAATCTCGAGGACCAAAAAGAGCCGGAACGGATCCAGCAAAGATTCGGGCGAGCGATGCGAGATTGGCAAGGCAAGCAAAGAAGATTGCACTTGACAGCAGAACAAGTCAAAGACAAAGAGCATTGGCGTGGGTAGTATACCGAGCGATGAAATTTAACAAATGGCGTAAAAGTCGTGGTGGCGACTTGAATGTCTGAAGGCTTGAACGAAGAGTTTATGTATACACGCCCGATGCGTTAAGCATGGCGAAATTATATTGGCGACATAAGAAGAATGGCAAATGGACATGGACAGCCGCTGAGGTTGTTGACATGGCGAGGTTCATAAAACAAGACAAGAGGTATTACATCGACGTTGAAGTGTTGGAGCCCGAAGGGATGAACATTGATTATGGTGCGTGGGGATGATGGTAGGCTCGTGGATCACGTGCATACATTGTGGCAGAGAGAATCTTACAGCAACCGCTCTTACTGAGCATGAGTGTTGCTTCTCCTGCTACATGAAAGGAAAAGGGCCGGGGGATGTCGCATGAATTGCAAAAAGTGCGACAAGCTGCTGGAATTCCACAGCGATGCCTGGCCGATAGAAATCCAACCTGGAGTCTGGACAGAACTCTGGGTTTGCCCAGATTGTGGAACGGAGGACGTCGCATGAGACGTACGATAATGAGGTTATACGAGTGTAAAAGGTGCTATTACAGAATGTATAGCAATACTCAGCGTGGTCCACGTTGTTGTATGTGTTCGAGGCAACGAAGAGCATCACGTATGATAGTAGTGGGATGGATTCAATGAATGAACCATCCTGTAAGAATCGGCTACGATCTACAGCAAAATGCCGTCGGGCGTGCTGTAGAAGAAAGACTGTGGATGTCCAGGACAAAACAGTCCAATCTCGACTCGTGAAGCGTTACTCTACACGATCGTTGCGTGAATTGGCTGCAGAACGAATCAATGCAATTGGGGCGAGTGGCGCAACAGTGCACGGATTGAATCTCCCCGATTCGGGGTCAA